AATGACTAAACAAGTATCAAAACAAGCACAGGTAGCTAAGCTACTAAAACAAAAGGGTAAAGAACTGGGATTAACTCTTTCAGCAAAATCTCAATCATTTGCTGGAGGTAATTCAGTGGATGTGGATGTATCTAAAGGATCCGATCAAGCGATCAAAGACCTGAACGATTATTCCAAACAATTTGTATATGGAAAATTTGATGGCATGACAGATTATTATGACATCAACAATTACAATGAAAATATTCCACAAACTAAGTATTTATCTATCAGAGATGAAAGAGCTCAAAATATTTTAAATGCTTTAGATCAATATTGGGAGCATTCTTATTACGTTAATGGACAAGAGTGTGGATGGTACAAGTTTGTAAGCAGCTTAAAAGATGTTTTTAACAGAGACACTTGGCAAGATGTACTGGAAGCTTTGGTCAAAGAAAAAGGTAAGTTTCCTTTTGGTGGCAAAGGATATTTATTTGAAATTAAACTTAAACAACAGGAGGTAGCGTAATGAACATAGAACAATTGGAACTAGCGAGAAGTAAAAAAAGAAAGGAAAAAACACAAAAAATGAAAGATAAAAAAACAATAGAACTAAATGAGGTAGTAACTAAAATAAACAATGAATCTAACTATCAAGTAGTGGGTAGATATAGAGGAAGTGATATCGAAAATGAAATAATGTATGGGTATAGTTTAGAGAGATTAGTACTAGCACCAAAAGATAATCTAGATGAAATCTTTTTAACTCAATATGCTTACAATAATTTATTTAAACTAATGAAGTCTGGAGGATGGTGTATTTTTAATCCGATCACGGACTTTACTTTAACCAGAGGAGAGCAAGCATGAGCAAGAACCCAGCCGTCTATCATTACGTAAAGATATTACGAGATGCCGTAACCAATCCAACCAAGGCCTATTTTTTTAATTCTTGGATAGAGTGCTCTACTCCAAAAGAATGTAGGCAGTATGCGATCAGTAAACTAAAAACTAAATTTAATTATTCAGATAAACAAATAACCAAACTGATTGATTATGAACGTGAAGCAATGGAGGACAAACAACAATGGTAGTTATTCAGATTATTAAAACAGGACTAGTGGAGATCCAAGACCCAGGAATAAACGAATCATTTAAAGAATGGGTTAGGCAAAATGATTACTGGCAAAACCTAAAACATGCCAAAATTTTCCTAAATAACATGGGACTGGAGCATAAAACCATTGAAAACAAAGGAAAAAAATGATTTGACTATACTGGGATAAAATGAGATATTATGGGCATGAACAACAAAGGAGAAACAATGAGAACAATAACTAAACCACTAAACATGGACAACCAACTTAGATACTTACATAAAGTAAAAAAAACTAATGTATCTTTTTTAAAATTATTTAGAAAATGTACAAAAGAAAACGTGATCTATAACGGAGAATATAAGAGATTAAAAAAGTTTTACAGAGGCATGATGAACGACAGTTTTTACATTGCGGATGATGTGTATTCACAAGCATGGCTTGTTGAAGTTCCTTTGTTGACTAGATATAAAACAAAAGTTTGGCAATCATTGTCCGACACTATTCATGTTACTTTAAAGAAGTGGAATAAAGAAAACATCAAGTCAGGTAAAAGACCCGTGCAAGATACAGAAGAGTATCAAGAAAAAAGATTACAGAGAGCACTACTCACGGACATCGGAACTTGTGGTTACTGTGAGAGAGAGCAAGAGATTGAAAACAGTGTGATTTACGATCACGGTTTTACAGTTGGCCAAGGTTTCAGAAATGGTGTTTGCCCAGGAGCGCAAATAACTCCTTACGAAAGAAGCCCTCAAGCAAAAGAATTGTTAGTAGAACATTTAAAAGAAGACCTGGCTACTATTCAAAAAGAAGAACCTAATCAAGAAACAGTTGATTTTTATAACAGTGTTCAGTTTCAGTGGACTAAAGAAAAAATTGATAACTATAACAAAGGAAAGACTGGAAGTATGTCTTCGAATAAAATGTATGACAGGGATATAGGAACTTTTCAATCAAGATATTTTTTAGAAAGTCCCTTGTACGGAAAGGTTACTTTAGAGCAGTTAAACAAAATTTTTAATAATGCTGTGGACAGACAACAAATGTTTATTGATAGAGAAGAAGCAAAGTTAAAAGTATGGAAAGCAGTGGCCACCTACAGAGAGGTGGCACTAGCTAGAAAAAATAAAAACAAACAACTAAAGGAGAACCAATAATGAAAGAACTAATGTTTGAAAATATCGCTAATGCAGGAGATCAAATCAGAGCATATGACTTTGCTCAATTTGGAGAAGATACTTGTTACATAGAAGGAGCGGTACTTACTAAGGGCACTTGTGACGACAAGTATTATTCTTGTTACAAAATTAAATTAAATAAAAGAATAATTAAAGGTGAAGATGTTACAGAAAAAACTGAAGATAAAATTTGGTATGTTCCATTTGAAACTTCTGATGACGTAGAAGAATCAAAAAGATATCCTAATAAAATAACCAGAGTCATGAAAGTAAAAGGAGGAAAATAATGAACACAAGATTATTTAAAATAAAAGAAATGAGAGAGTTCTGTCGTTGGCTAAGCGTCAAAGAAGTGCCACCATATGAATGGCAAGTAACAAATCCTTTGAGTAAAAAATGGGAACGATTAGAAAAACAAGATAAAGAACAGAGTGAAAGATTTCAATTTTGTATAAAAAGAAAAAGAGGTAACTGGGACGAGATGTTCCTGAGAATAAATCAAACTGCCAAAGCATATAAATATCTTAATTACCTTTTAAGACGGAGATCAAAAAAACAATATAATGAATTTGATTCTTTTGATGCTCATTGGAGTAAATCATATAAACTAAACCAAGGAGGAAAATAATGGACTATAACAATTTAGACACTCTTCAATTGTTAGCATTGAAAATAGCATACACAGATATTCTATTACAAATGAATAAAAATATTAAAGAGTTAGATAACAAACTAAACCAACTAGAGAAGGAGAAAAAACAATGAATGAAAAAATGAAAAAGTTAGATGCATTAGCTAACGCAGTGAACAACGCCAGGAGCCCTGAAATGAAAAAAATATGGACGGATAAATGGTATCAACTAATCCAACAATATGCGAAGGAGTTAACATGACCACCTACAAAGGACACGAAATTAAATTAATGTACCAACCTTATGGAATAGAATCTCCCTGGGTATTAAAACTAAATAAAAAAGATTTTGTCTTAGGCCAATACAGAATGGATACCTCCAAAACTTTGATAGATATCGAATCAGAATCTAAAGAAAAAATAGATAATTATCTAAAAAAAGCATCCTGAGGTTAAATAAGTAAGGAAAATCAAGGCTTTTTAATGCTTGTATACTATGGGATTATGTGGGATAAATAGGAATGAAAAAAACAATTAACCAAAAAAAAGGAGCCAACATGAAAAAACTAAATCTTATAGATCTAATTGCTTTAGCAACTGCTAAACCAGATTTGTTTACAGACAAAAAACAATTAGACTTTATTTTAAAAGCTAAAGAAAAAATAGTGACAGACATGTTTAATCAATATAAAAAGGAGAATGTATAATGAAACAAAAAATGTTTACAGCAGCACAATATAAAAAGTTAGTGGACAACTTTAACCAACAAGAGGGAGGCACCAAGGATTTTAAAGTGGTGGTTAAATTATTTAATCCTGCTGGATTAGGTACTTGGTATCTGTCGGAATTAAATCCTGATACTAATGTTGCATTTGGTTTGGCTGATCTACATGAAAAAGAATTAGGTTATGTCAGTATAGACGAACTTAAAAACCTTGCCCTTCCTATGGGCTTAAAGATTGAAAGAGATTTTTCTTTCCCTGAAAATAAAATTTCTTTCGAAGAACTAATGAAGGAGGCAGCATAATGAGCATATTACCAGAACCAACTTTGTTAGAATTAAAAGACTATGAGTACTATCGTAGCGCACCTAAATTTGTAGTGAAGTATCGTGAGTTTACCTTAAGGGACGACAGGAAACACACAAAAGAAATTAAACATTATGGTTTGTTTTTAAATGAGAAAGAGGCTAGAGATCATTTTTTCAGTCTGCCTAAATACTATCGTTGGAAAACAGTTCATCACTGCAGAGAATTTATTAAGGTAGTGGCCTTGAAGGAAGTACAACCAAAAAAGAAGAAGACCGAACAAGGGAGCACGGATCATTTAAATAAAAGGGATCCTTTAGTGAAACAATTAATTAAGGATCGGTTTGGTAAGTAGCTATGAAAAAAATAAAAATAATACATGGTAATTGCATAGATAAAATTAAAGAATTAAAAGATAATTCTATTGATTCTGTTGTTTCTTCTCCACCTTACTTTGGTTTAAGAGATTATGGAGCTGATGGTCAGTTTGGTTTAGAAAAAACCTATCAAGATTATTTAGCTAATACAGTTAAGGTTTTTGAAACTTTTAAACCTAAATTAAAAGATACAGCTACAATTTGGTGGAATGTTGGCGATAGTTATTCAAGTGGTAAAAGAACATCTACTACGAATCAATCTTTGAGAGGTAATAAAGAATATGGAGTAACTAGAACCCCAGTACAAAATGGTATTAAAGAAAAAGATTTATTAATGATACCTAATAGAGTTGCCATAGCCTTACAAGATGCAGGTTGGTATATTAGATCAGAAATAATTTGGCATAAACCTAATCCCATGCCAGAAAGTGTTAAAGATAGACCTACATCATGCCATGAAAAAATATGGTTAATAACTAAATCTAAAAAATATTATTATGATGCAGAGGCTATTAAAGAACCTATTACAGATACAACTGCAATAAGATTATTGCAAAAAAATATTGATAATCAAGAAGGATCTTCAAGAGCCAATGGTGGTATGAAATCAAATGGCAATATGAAAGCTATGGGTAGAAAAAAGTTTGATAAAAATATGGGAGGTAGTGGCACTTCTTTTGTAGATCATTCTGGTTATAAAAAAGCTGATGGAACATATATGATTAATCCAACTAGAAATAAAAGAAATGTTTGGACTGTAACTACCAAACCTTTTAAAGGCGCACATTTTGCAACTTATCCTAAAGACTTAATAGAGCCATGTATTAAAGCTGGTTGTCCAGAGAATGGTACAATCTTAGATCCTTTTGGTGGAAGTGGTACAACAGGTATTGTTGCAGCTCTTAATAATCGTAATGCTATTCTTATAGAACTTAATCCTGAATATATAAAAATAGCAGAAGATAGAATTGAAAAAGAATTAGGTTTGTTTAATGATTAAACTAAAGATAGACCTAAAAAAGCTAAAAGAAGAGACCATTAAGAATATTTTAGCCAGTCCAGGTCTTTCTATAATGAAACGTAAAATCATGGAGGCTTTAGCTAAGAAGAAATGTTTAAAGTAGTAGTTATTGCGTTAATTATGGCCTCTGGAGACTTAACCACGGTTCGTGGGTCGGGTAGTGCTAGCTGTGAAGCATTATTTGATGAGATGACGGTATTTGAAGGACATTTCGGTAATCACGGATCAGTGACCACGTACCAGGGACAACCAGTCTTTGGATACATCTGTAGAGATCAATAATTCAAATTCCCCTATAGAGGTTCTGTACGAATCCGAACACACATAAAAAAAATACGTCCAACTAGTGTACCTCTGTACCTCTCGCTCTATTATCTATATATACCAACACTTATAGCCTATTTTAGTAGTGTACCTCTGGTGTACCTAGGTACAAAAAAGTGTACCTCTAAAGGGGATAATGACTAACTACGTTCTTGCCGTTCGAATTTTACACGGACTATGTAAGTGTATTGAATTTCCTGTATAATCTCTATAATAGAATTTAAACTAATTGATATGAGCGAAAAAAAGAAAAAGAAAAATAAAATCAATCCTGCTTCTGACTCTACTACAAAAACAAGATTGTCTTTGTATAGACAGAAAAAAATAGATACCTCTGAACCAAAGAAGGTTATATCTTTGAGAGATATAGAAAATGATAAATATGAATTTGGTCCTAATATAAGCTTTGAAAAATTCAATGAAGAAAAAGGAACTGCCAAAGGAGCTAGATTGGGAAAAGATAGAGTTGAGCTCTATTATTCTAAAAAATTTAGTAGAGGCGGTGGTATTGCTATCCAAGGTACAAAATTTAAAGGTGTTAAATAATGGGGCAACCACAAACTAGTAAATGTAGTAAGTGTGCAGAAGATTTTTTTGTAACAGACAATCAATTCTTTTGTGATAAATGTAAACCAAACAAAAAACAAACACTGGAAGAATTAGATAAAAATTCGGATGAGTGTTTATCTTGCCAATAGACAATGGGACAAAAAGCAAAAAAAGATTTAACTATTGATGACCTAACCATGAAGCAACAACTATTTGTTGATAAGCTTATTGAACATTGGGGACAGAAACATAAAAAAGACATCGTCAAAGAAGTTTACGGTGAAGAAGGAAAAGAAATGACGGATGCTTCTGCTAGTGCTATTGGAGGCAGGCTTACTAACAGAAGAATAAATCCTCATGTAGTCGCTTACTTAGATAAAAGAAAAGCAGAGGCCGTTGCTTTTTATGAGAAAGATAAATTAAGACGTTATAAGAAATTAGAATATTATGCCAATTCCGCTGCGGGGGATAAACAATGGGCTTCAGCAATTAACGCCGAGTATCGTTCAGGGCAATTAGCTGGAATGTATGTTGATAAACGTGAACTAACCGTAAGTGGATTGGAGGGCATGAGTCGTGTTGAACTTGAAAAGAAATTACAAGAACTCTCGAAAAAAATCGATGGGCACAACGCAAAAACGATCGAAGCAAAAACGATCGAAGATTAGTGAACATGAGTTTTGGGAATTATTAACCAGTGGAAAGATAGGAACTAATGTCGGAACTGTTAAAATTACTACCAAAGACAATTAAAGTTTGTTACGCTGATGTAGATATAGATATCAGTACCTGTAAGACCTTCCAGGAAGATTGTTATGGAGAGTATGATTGCAGGAGTAATAAAATCACTGTAGCCAACGACATAGAAGACAAAGATTTAATTAACACATTGATGCATGAATTACTGCACGCCTCGGCTTGGTATGGTGGGTTAAAAGACGATGGAGCTCCACTTGAGGATGACAACAAAGAAGAACATGTGATAAATGTTTTAGCTAATCAACTGTGTCAAATCTTACGGGACAATCCTAAGCTTATGACTATCATAAAAAAAGGAATAAATAATAAAAATGGCAGAGCAAAAAAGCGAGACGAAGTTGTGGCACTCTCTCAAAAAACACCTGACAAATATACATTTCACAAGAATAGAAAGTAGAACGATCAACGGCATCCCTGATCTATTTGGAATACATAAAGGCGTTAGCTTCTGGTGTGAGTTAAAATCTGATTACGTCAGTTATCCGAAGCTTTCTAAGTGGCAAGTATCCTGGATCAATACCTATGTAATGCGAGGAGGCGTTATGATTATCTGCAATAGAGCCCTCTTGCAGAGGGCTCTGAAACTCTACAGAATACAATCTGTGGTTGAAGATCCAAAGCTTTTGATTGCTGACAGGGAATTCCCTATGCATGGTGCGTGGGATCAGGTGCAAGATGCATGGCTAGAACTGATACATAAATAATATTACAACCTTCCGATAATATAAAGTTATCGGAATGTTTCACGGTTTGTTCTTCCCTGGACGTTGCCTCGTGGTCTCTGGGCACTGTACCACGAAACCCCAAGGCTCAGACAGGATTGCGATTTCGATTCTAGTTTAATCGATTCAATCACAGGTTGTAATTTTTAGGTACCCTAGATCTAGGACTAAAGGTGTAAGTTACATAGACGCACACAGGTTTCAAATGATATAAAAGGAAGGTTCCAATAAACAAGTAAAAAAAGGAAGGTTCGATAGAATTGCGATTATGGTTTTAAAAAATTTAGTTACATTAACCGATGAAGAATTACAAGATATAGTTTTAAAAAAGCAATTAGAATATATAAAATTATGTCAGGATGACTTTCTTATTTTTGTTCAAGAAGTCTGGCCAGATTTTATTTATCGTAATACCAATAAAAAAGATGAATGGGGACACCATCAAATTATTGCCAATGAGTTCACTAAGATTGCTAGTAAAGATTTAAAAAGGCTCATTGTGAATATGCCTCCTAGACATACTAAATCTGAATTTGCTTCTTACCTGTTCCCCGCTTGGATGATAGGAAGGTTCCCTAAGATGAAAATTATGCAAGTATCCCACAATGCTGAACTTGCTAGTAGATTTGGTTCTAAGGTTCGAAACTTAATGGATACCCCAGAATATAAACAAATTTTTGGAGACGTTAAACTTAGAGAAGACAGTAAAGCAAAAGGACGTTGGGAAACTAATCATGGTGGAGAATATTTTGCTGCTGGTGTAGGAGGTTCCATTACAGGACGTGGTGCAGATTTATTAATTATTGATGATCCCCATACCGAGCAAGACTCTATGTCTGATACAGCAATGGAGCGAGCTTACGATTGGTACAGCTCAGGTCCTCGTCAGCGTTTACAACCTGGTGGAACGATTGTGGTAGTTATGACCCGTTGGGCACAGGATGATTTAACAGGAAGGCTCATCAAGGCTCAAAAAGAACCTAAGTCCGATCAATGGAAAGTTATTAATTTCCCTGCCATATTAGAATCAGGTAGATCCGTATGGCCAGAATATTGGAGCCTAGAAGAATTAGAAAAAGTGAAAGCTTCTATTTCAGTTCACAATTGGAATGCACAGTATATGCAAAATCCTGTTGCAGAGGAAGGAGCTATATTAAAACGTGAATGGTGGAAGGTTTGGGATAGAGAAGATATTCCTAAACTAGATCATGTTATTATGAGTATGGATACTGCTTATTCTAAAAAAGAATCTGCCGATTATTCTGCTATTACGGTATGGGGAGTGTTTCATCCTGTAGAAGGTTATGAACCTAATCTTATTTTATTAGATGCTCAAAAAGGAAGATGGGATTTCCCTGATCTTAAAGTAGTTGCTTACGATTTATATAAATATTGGGAACCAGAAAGTATTGTTATTGAAGCAAAAGCTACTGGTACGCCTTTAATTCAAGAGTTACGAAGAATGGGCATACCTGTTTTAGATTATGTTCCAGCTAAAGGAAGAGATAAATTTACCAGAGCCAATGTAGTGGCTCCTATTTTTGAGAGCGGAATGGTATGGGCTCCAGAAGAACATTGGGCTCAAGATGTGATTGAAGAGTGTGCAGCGTTTCCTCATGGTCAACACGATGACTATGTCGACAGCACCACCCAAGCTATGTTAAGATACCGACAAGGCGGTTTAATTAGTACGTACTCTGATGAGAAGGATGAGCCTAGATTAGAACGTGAATATAAATATTACGCATAGGGAGAGATATAATGTTAAAAGGTAAACAAAAGAAATTAGATAAGAATAAAGATGGTAAAATATCTGGAGAAGATTTTAAAATGATGAAAGCCAAAGACGGTAAAAGCGTCAAGACATTTGAAGAGTTACAAAAATTTGGAGTAACTACAAAAAAATCACCAAAAGAAAATGGTTTTAAAGAAGATTTGAATCGTCAACTGAGAAGAGCAGAGGCTAAACAAAAGTTAAGCCGTAGAGGAATACTGTCTGATAGGGCAAGAAAAGATCTTCAAGATGGCATATATCCTAAAGATTTAAGTAAATTAAAAGGTGCAGTATCTGAAAAGGAATTATCTCGCCTGCAAAATTTAGCTGAAAATAAATCTAAAGGCGGAGCA